TATTAATAATCATTTATTTTATAAATGACAGAGAATTCTGAAAGATGGCAAGACTCATCCACTGGTTGGGTTGATACCATGACAAAATCAAAAGAAAATAAAGAGGAATACAAAAAGTATTTAACAACAACAGACAATCCAGTCCCTTACAGAGATTGGTTAAGGGAGATTAAACAATGAACATATTCTATTTACATGAAGAACCCGAAGTCGCTGCAGAATTGCATTGTGACAAACATGTGGTCAAAATGATTATAGAATATGCTCAGCTTTTATCAACTGCACATAGAATGTTAGATGGTAAACATTATATTGACGATTCAAGTGGACGTAGAATTCAAAGATGGAGACTTGAAGGTGATATGGACAATTTATACAAGGCTTCACACGTCAATCATCCGTCTGCAATATGGACTAGAGAGAATGCAGTACACTATCAATTCGTATATGACCTATTTGCAGCGTTATGTAAGGAATACACCTATCGTTATGCCAGGGCCCATTTAACAGAGACAAAACTACTAGATTTACTAAACCAGTTACCGAACAATATTGACCTCTGTGCATGGAGAGAACCACCTCAGTGTATGCCAGACGATGTCAAAATGAAATCGAGTATAGATGGTTACCATAAATACTATAACAAATACAAAAAAGATTTTGCAGTATGGACTGCAAGACCAACACCCGAGTTTATGAATGCCTCTATATGATTTTTTAAATAATGAAACTGGTGAAGTAGAAGAGCATAATATGTCTTATACAAAACTTGACCAATTCAAAGAAAACAACCCACATCTAAAACAAGTAATACTTGACGCTCCCATGACCGTAGGTGGACATGGAGATAGAGTAAAAACAGATGATGGATTCAAAGAAGTCCTCAATAAAATTTCTTCTGCAAACCCAGGCTCACCTATGGACAGACATAGACAACGTGGAACCAAAGAAGTTAAGACTAAAGAAATAGTTAAAAAGCATCTAGACATTCAATCAAGAAAGAAGTAGAATAGACTTATGAGTAAATTATTAGAACTGTGGGAACTAGAACATTTAGATTTAAAAACTGTTCAGAAGAATGGTAAAAGATTTTACACAGATGGAGAAGAATCATTTCACTATCCAAGTGTAACAACGGTTGTCGGTTTACTCAATAGAGAACATATCAAATTGTGGAGAGAACGAGTTGGTGAAGAAGAGGCCAATCGTATTTCAACTGGTGCAGCCAAACGTGGTACATCATTCCACCAAGTCGTAGAAGACTATCTAAGGCAAGAAAAGGAAGTAGTATTCCAAGACCTTATAGAAGAGAATAGATTCAGAGGAGTCCAACCAGTACTAGATGAAATAGTACCGATATGTTTAGAAGCACCTATGTTAAGTAACAAGTTGCAAATGGCTGGACGAGTAGATTGCATTGGAATATTTGAAGATGCATTATCTATTATAGATTTTAAGACATCTTCTTCATTCAAAGAAGATTATATGGCTAAACCTTGGTTCTTACAGATGACTGCATATGCAATCATGGTAGAAGAACTAACAGGAACACCCATTGAAGAAATTACTGCAATAGTAAGTCTTGAAAATGGTAACTTTCAATTATTTTCTGCAGACCCATGCGAATATGTTGACGAGTTGTATAAATTGAGAGAACAGTATTCAAACTTACATGGAGTATAAATGTGATTAGTAAAAAAGAATTTACAGAACAAGTTGAAAAACTATTGATAGGTGGTAAAACGGATGTTATGGGAGCAATCATAAAAGTTTGTGATGATAACAAAGTAGAACCCGAATCAGCAAAGAGGTTAATATCCCAACCTCTCAAAGAAAAGCTAGAAGCGGAAGCAACTGGTTTGAAAATGATAAACAGGGGTTCATCAGCACAAGGAACCATTACAGGTTTCTTTAACAAGTAGGTAATTATGAAAAAAGGTGATATCGTCACAGTAGTGGCAATCAGTGGAGAGTATGTTGGAACATTTGACAGTCAGTTAGATACAACCATTACATTAACTCAACCAAAAATGATAGTATCCAATCCCGAAGGTGGAATGGGTTTTGCTAGAGGTGTGGCTGTAACTGGAGACGAAAATCCAGCAGTCATTACATTTAATAATTATGTTTTTGCAACCGAATCTAACGAAGGTGTTCAAAATGCATATCTTATTGCAACAGGACAAAAAGAAGCTCCAAGAGTTGAAGTCCCAGCAGAGAAAAAGATTATTACTTGATGACTTCTAGAGAAGGCTATGATGCATACACGTTATACCTTGGGATAAAGTTACATTTTCATTCCAAGGATTATGACTTCGTTAAGTATAACGGAAAAGTGAAGTCAGACATCAAGTCATTTCTTAAACGTAAAGATAAATACCATTTTGGTAAACTGTACCGAACATATAAACAAGAATTACAAGATTTCTATATTGCAAATCTATCATATAAAGATTTCTGGGCGGGTGACCTTCTAGATAAAGAATGTGATAAGAGATATCGTGAATGGAAGAAACGTAATCAGAAATTAGGTTATATGTTTGAAACAGAAGTGAATGACTTGATACGAAAGTTCAAGATTCAGACACAACTTAAAGTAGTCGACGGTCAACACCCTAGATTACTTAAAGCTTACATGAGTAAGGATGTAAGTTTAGAAACCATTTGCATCATGGATGAAATAATTGGTTTCACTAAAGATTGGGAAGCACTTATCTCAGAGAAGGTAGTGTATCCCGACTTACACATTAGAATTAACAAGTACAAGTCATTCATATCATATGACCAACAGAAATACAAAAAGAAGCTTCTAGAAATATGCTCTACTTAATAGGGAATGGCCCTAGTCAGAAGAATGTAGACTGGGAAGAATTCAAAGATAAAGAGTGGTGGGGTTTTAATGCAGTATCAAATAATATTGTTAAACCCGACTTACTATTTGCAATTGATATAGAAGTTCAAGCAAAAATTGTAGACGAAGAATACTATAAAACAAACAAAGTTGCATTTGCCGAGTTCGAGACCGTCCCGATTGAAATGTGGGATATGATGAAGATGGGTATTGGTGAATATGATAACTTCTATGAGATTAGGAAGGACGGAGATACGGAGTTTTCAGTCCAAGGAAGTTACGACGGAAAGGAATGTTTCTTTATAGGTATTAGCGGGGACTATGGGAATAACATAGTTATGTATAATAATCCTAAGCTTAAGAATCTATTTGGTGGAATGAGTGCATTAGGATATGCAATCGAAAACGGTTACAAAGACATATGTCTAATAGGATTCGATGCACTTGAACATAATGACCCCAGTAATATATTTGCTGAGTCTGGCTTGTATAAATACAAGGTTGATTATTCAGAAGACGATAGAGTCTTCCATACTCAACAACAACAGTTTCTTGCTCTATTAAAGGAGTATGAAAACATTAATGTCTATTGGAAAAAGCCTCTTGAAGGTTTTGTGAAAGTAGAGTATAATGAACTTAACTATGAAAATAGTGAAGAGTGGATACTTGGGGTGGGACACCCATCTGAAGTATCTTGATAATATGCGATAAAATGCGATACAATTGTAATAAAATAGGAGAATACAATGTCAAGTAGTTTAGATAAACTAAGAGCTGCAATGGAATCAGCTTCCCCAACAGGCGGAGAAAAAAAATCCTACTCAGACGACACTATGTGGAAACCCGAACTCGATAAGAGTGGTAACGGTTACGCTGTAGTTCGTTTCTTACCTACCCCCGAGGGTGAAGAGATGCCATGGGTATCATACTTCGACCACGGTTTCCAAGGGCCAGGTGGATGGTATATTGAGAAGTCTTTAACGACTCTTAATAAACAAGACCCTGTGTCTGAATACAATACTCAGTTATGGAATACTGGTGTTGAGGCAAACAAAGACCAAGCACGTAAACAGAAAAGACGTTTACATTATGTGTCTAACATCCTTGTTATCTCAGACCCTAAAAATCCTGCTAACGAAGGTAAAGTGTTTAAGTACAGATATGGTAAAAAAATCTTTGAAGCACTCAAGGAAGCAATCTCACCAGCATTTGAAGATGAGAAAGCAATCAATCCTTTTGACCTCAGAGACGAAGGTGCCAACTTCAAGATTAAAATCAGAAAAGTTGACGGATACTGGAACTATGATAAATCAGAGTTCGATTCACACGCACC